ATGCGGTGGTGGACACCCCTAGCAGCGGGTACAGCCTGACTGCCCCGCCTACAATCACATTCGCAGCGGGGACAGCCGATCCTGTGGCAACTGGAATAGCTCATCTATCTCAGATTCCTTCACAGCCGAAACTTTTAGTAAGCCACACCAACAGGCTTTTCTGTGCCACAAACGACACTACTTCCGATCCTATCCCGCCACCTGACACCTTGTACGTGTCGGACATTCTCGATGGCGAGTCATGGGACTTGCTGGGGAACAGCATCAGGGTAGGCTCAGGTGATGGCGACCCGATCACTGCGTTGCTGCCGTGGTTCGGGTTTAAGCTGTTGGTTTTCAAGGAGCGCAGTGTGTGGAGTGTGGACGCCAACCCAGCTCAGGCTGTTGCTGACTGGGAGATCAAGCTAATCAACAACCGCACAGGCTGCATAGCTCACCAGACAGCGCAGCAGGTGGGTGCGGATGTGATGTTTCTTTCCCGTAACGGAGTGATAAGCCTCTCGACAATTGAGGCGGGAGCGCAGACGGACATTTCCTCGCCCATTTCAGCCCCGATAAATGATTATATAGAGCGGATTAACAAGGCGCATATGGGCAAGTCTTGTGCGGTGTACTATCGGAATCGTTATATGCTTTCAGTCCCTCTGGACTCAGCCACTACACCTGACACTACTCTGGTCTTCAATGCTGAGCAGAAGTCGTGGAGCGGCTTCTGGGTAGGATGGGAACCTCGCAGCTTTGCGGTGACAGCTTTCAGCGGGAAGATCAGGCTACAGTTCGGTGACAACCTCGGCAAAATTTTCACATGGCTGGACTATGTAGACGAGGGATTGGCAACGGAATCGGAGTACAAAGATCAGACAACAGACTACACCACGAAACTCCTGAGTCGGGCTTACAATTACAAGGAGATTTATGCTGATAAGTTGGGCTATCAGGTTGAGTTCGATGTGGACAACAGGTTCAGCAACGAACAACTGGTGAGCTTCTTCTATGTGAATCACATGGCAGGATTGAAGAACCGCATCCTGCTGGAGAGTGGCGGCGACCTGCTTGCTGAGGATGGAAGGTTCTTGCAAAACGAGGTTGTCGGGACTCTGGAGCGTGGCGCAGCTATCCCTGCGCGTAACACTCACTTTACTAAGTCGTACAATATGATTGGTCAGGGTAAGTTCAAGGAGGTGCAGTATATGGCTGTCACCGATTCTGGTAAGCTCTCGCTGCACGCGATCAAGTCGAGCGCGTTCCCTGATACAATCAACCCGCAACGATGAAAGACTTTCCACAGACAACACATGAGATGGCTGACCTGATAGAGGGTAGGTTAGACTACTGCAAGGACTGGGGGCGGGAACGTCTGCTGGAGTGGGTTCAGTGGTTCGTGAATAAGAAGCGATACTATGCAGTAGCGGACGAGGGTAAACTTGTCGGGGTATCATTTGTGAGGTTTGTTGATACTGAGAAGGATTGTCACGAGCATTACCGCGATACAGGTGGGCCTATATGCTATGTTGAGGTGGCAGTATGCAATCACCCCGATGCCTTGAAGTCGATGTACACCATAATGTGGAGTAACATTGGAAAGAATGCTGAAAAGATGGCGTGGGTGCGTCATAAGTATGGGGAAAGAGTCACAGTAGTTGACATGGACAGGGCTAAACGCCGATTGATGAGGAATTAATTATGGGAAAATCAAGGCCACCAGACGCGCCGAATTACGGACAAGCAGCAGAGGCGGGAATATACGCAGACGTTGGCACGATGGGGACACGCCGTGCTATTGATGCGGCGTCTCGTATGGGTCAACCTGTGACCTATACAGACCCGCGAACTGGCGAGGAAGTAACGCAGGATTTCACTGGGATAGGGGACTTTGATATAACGAAAGCTGAAACGGATGCGTTGCTGGGGTTGGTTCCTAGGTTATCGGAAGCACAGCTCTCCAACCTGATAGAATATGGGCCGCAATTCATAGCAGAGCAGAGGGAACAGATGCGGCAGGTTGACCCTGAAGGGTTCGGGCTAAGGGAGGAGTTTGCAGGAAGACTGAGGCGAGGAGAGGGGACGGCTGAGGATTTAGCACTGGGAATTGACACTCCTGAGTATGAGGAGCTGGGCGACATACCGGAACTGGCTGACACAGAGATGACTGCTGCAGGGAGGCAGGAATTGGAGATGCAACTGGCCGATCAACTGATGAGAGGCGAACAGTTGACATCACAGCAGCAGAGGATGCTGGAGCAGGGCGTTCGTGGGGCATCAGCGGCTCGCGGACAGGCGTTGGGATCAGGGGCGGGATTGCGTGAGGCGATTGCGAAGCTGGAAGGTGGAATGCAACTCGGCCAGCAGAGGAGGGGCGAGTATCTCGGCTTCCTAGGCAGCGGCCAGTCGCAGGGCGATGTTGCCAACAGACTGGCCCAGCAGAACTTTGCTAATACGATGCAGAGAGTTCAGCAGATCAATCAGGCACGAGGGCAAGGGTTTGCGGCACAGCAACAGGCTCTCGGAACGCAGATGGCTGGTCGCCAGCAGGATGTGGGTAACATCCAATCGCTACTGGGATTACAGCCTGTAGCGGCTCAGGGTGGCATGATGGCTGGACTCCAGCAGGGAGCTTCGCCGTTCACAACCCCTCAGATGCAGAGAGGCATACAGCAAGACCCGAACGCTGCAGCTACTGGAGCTGGATTTGCGAGCAACGTGTTCGGTAGTCAGGCAAGTATGTACGAGCCTAGCGACCCGTTCGGGGCAGCTATGGGAGCAATCGCTGGAGGATTCGGAGGAGGACTGGGCTATAAAGCAGGACAGAAGTGGTTTAAGCCCTAGGAGAGAATTATGGCATACTCAGCATTCGGAAAACAATTCGGTGATTCCTTCCGGCAGGCGTGGAAGTCTGCTGAGGAACGTGATGAGAAGGAGAAAGACCGCAAGGCTAGGGTTGCAGAGACAATAGCGAGAGAGAACAGGGCTGCGTTAAGGGTGGCAGAGGCTAGGAAACAAGCCGCCCTAGAAGCATTGGCGGGAAGGGCTGAAGGCCCACTGAGTGAGGCACTTGTAGATCAGGGAATATCGACTGAGCAGAAGCCATTAGCCCCTAGGCTATATGAGGAATCCCTTCGTCCGCTCACTAATATGCAGGCTATACGAAGAGATTTGCCTTCAGGAGATACGATTGAGGACATAAGAAAGCAGCAGGCTATCCTTGCCGCTATCAAGGGCTCAGAGAGGAGAGCGGCGGCTGAACCTGAGGCAATGAGGGAGGCAGACCTGAGATTAAGGGCTGAGATTGCAGCACAGAAGGGAAGCGAAGAAGAAGTGGCTGGCCTTGCTGAGAGGGATTTTGCGAAGAAGTTTAATCAAGAGACTACGCTTCGCGAGGCGGCATCTAAGAATAACCGCACAAGAGAGGGAAGGGTTAGCCTGTCAGAAATGGCGGGTGAAGATGGCGAACCGTTTACTTATGTCATCGAAACAATAGCGACAGAGGGCGAGGGCGGGCTGGGTGGAGAGCTGCACAATGCGTGGCGAAAAGGGCAAAGAACAAACCTGAGCCTAAGCCATGCTGGGAGGGTTAAGAGAAGCCTTACTAGAGCAATCGCAGATACTAGAGCAGGAAATACTCCGCGCAACCCGTGGGATGCGGGCACGGATGAATCCAGAATATGGAAGGATACGGTTGACATAGCGTTGCTGGAAGACCCTATAGAGAAGGAGAAGGCGTGGAAAAAGTCGCAAGCCGATCTCTTAAAAATGGAAAGGGACAGGAAGAATGCGATGGAGGTGGCAGAGGGGAGCCCGTCCTATAAGCAAGCACAATCAGAATTTGACAAGTGGTGGGACGGGGTTGTGAGCAGGATACCAACGACTGGTGGGGCGGCTCCTACTCTGGCTCAAATAGCCGCAGAGGCGCAAAGCAGGGGGATCGACCCTCAGCTTGCGATGGGCATACAGAGCGGAGCGTTAAGGGGAGCGAACAGGATCGGCATTCCGCGATTCAGGGACACCAATTACACTAATTTCCTGAAACAGAATCAGGGGTGGTTTACGAC